CACGGTCCCGGCGTGAATCCCTGCTTGTTTGGCATCATATCCCCCTTGCGTAAATTACGATGTGCGGCTGGTCGCCGCCGCTTGGCCACTCAAACGCCATGAAAACCACGTTTCCGCGCGGCCTTTGCAGCGCGTACTCGGCGACAATCCGCTTCCAGCGGAGATGATTCGCGTAATGCGGCTTGCCTTCCGCCTCGTATTGCGCGGGAGTTTTGCGCCAGAGCACGTTGTAGGTAACTCCGTTTCCGGCCGTGACTCGTTCCTGAATTGCCACCACGGTTGCCGTGTCCATTTTCGTTCCCTCCGTTGGTTTGCTGCTCACGGACCCAATATAACCTAGCTCGTTAGGTATGTCAAGGGAAAAGTTTCGATCCGCGAGCGTGTGTCCTATCAGTCAACAGTCCGCTCGGTTCGCTGGGAAGCTCACAACGTGCACAAGATTAACGATTTAGCGGTCCGTAGCGTGCTCACTTTGCAATCCAGTTGCCCTCGCGCTTGCTTTTTTCCGCGATCATAGTAATGTGTTCCGCAAATGGCAACAGTCGCAAAACGGGTTTCACGGGCAAAACGCACGGCTCCAACGACTGCATTCACGTCGGAAACGGCTAGGCGAGCGCAACGGCGCTCCGCCGAGTCAAAGCGCCGCAACCACTTCACGAAACTTATCGCGGATCAGACTGACTTCTTCGCCGCAGTGTTCCACGACGTAACAATCCGCGCGGAATTGCTGACCGCTGTGACACTTGCCGCCCGCGAAGGCAACCCAGCACCCTTACTCTCTTTCTTCCGAGACGCCGCCGATAGGGTGCAGGGGAAGGCGCCACAGACAATCAATATAGTGCGTTCGTCCGCACCGGCGCGTCCGGTTTACGAGATCGAAGTTGATCTGCGGGGAATGTTGGAACGGACCCAGCAACTCGCCGCGGGCCGCGAGCATCCGGCGCTTACGCCCGGCACGAGAGTTATCGACGTTCACGAGGTTAACGATGTGCGCGACGTTATGGCCGTGGAACCGGCACCACAACCGGCACTAGCGGACCATGCGTAGCCTAAGCGTCGTGTTACCAACACTATACAGACGTGTACACCAGATTGATAATCTGGTATCGGTGTTGATGCGCACGCTACACGCCGCGACTAACTCGCAGGTATGGCATCGCTCGTGCTCAGTGGTTGCAGTCTCAAGCACGCCGAGTACCAGTCTGGCGAAAAAATGTGAATTCGCGGACCGGACCCCCGCGATGCCACACGCCAATTTTTTTGTAAAATCCTTGACCTATCAGGTTAGGTTTTCAGGAGGAATTTATGGATGCGGCTGATCGGGCTGAAGAGAACTCGGTAACGGTTTCCGAGCACGGCGAGATACAGGTGAACGCGCCGATTTGCCCGCACTGCGGGGCCGATCCGCTTTCGTTCAAGGTTTCGCAGGCGAAGGAAGGGCTGACGGACGGTTCGATTCTGGTTTACACGGTTTTTGCGTGCGGCGATTGCCGGAAGGCGATTTCGGTTTCTGCGCGCGCGATTCCTCCGCAGGTGAGCCGGGCGATTGCGCGGCCGAAACTGGTGACGATGTGAGCGCCAGGGACCCGTCCAGGGGGTGGCGCTTCGTGCCTTACGGTGACCGCTGTGGGCACGTCATCCCGAAGAAGGAATCCGATCTTCATTCGCTGAGTACGCAGTGCGAATGCTTTCCGCAGCCAACGTGGACGATGAACATGCATTGCCTTGTGATACACCAGCGTTTGCGGAAGGCACCCCAACAACGGCGTCCCATCCAATGGATCAAAGCATGGGCGGAAGAGAGGCACCTATGGCCGAAGGCTCTATGACGGATGTGTGTAGGGACCCAAGCATGAGTCACCCTCCGCTGTTCTATGACGGTAGACCACCGGAGAAAATGCCGAACTTTGTGACGAACAGGGAGTATGGCCGCAAACTTGCCCAGCGGCTCGACAATTACGGGAAGCCCGGCAAGACCGAGATATGATCTTCTATTTATCCCTATTCGTGTTCGGCGTTGCGGCTGGCTGGCTTGGGCCGCCGCTGCTGCTGCTGGTCCGCTCCACACTTAGCGCCAACCTCGCCAGCCTTTCCAGCGAACAGAAGGTCGCGATCATAGAGCTGGTAGCGGAAAAGCTCGGCATCCTAGATGCCTTTAAGAAGGCCACCGACCCGAGCAAATTTCCGGTCACTACGGACCTCTTGGACTCACTGGTTCAAGCCGTCAACAAAAGCCTCGACAGTGTGGACAGGCACGCGCAGATTGGCGTACTTCTCGCGGCTTTCCTCGAGACGAACGGATTCATCCAGGCTGGCGCCTTCGCCAAATGGCTTGAGGTTCGGAAGATGTCGGAATCGCAACCTCCGGGGGAAGATGCAAACTCAAGAGCAAATTGAGCGCGAGTCCGAAAAGCTGCGCCGGGAACTCTGCGAAAGCGATCTCTGGTCATTCTGCGGCCAAGCATGGCAGGTCCTCGAACCGTCCCGCCCTTGGCATGGGACATGGTATCGGCAGGCTATCGCGGAACATTTACAGGCGGCTTGGCGCGGCGACTTCCGCCGGCTGATTATCACCGTGCCGCCGCAGACCGGGAAATCCTCTCTCGTCACGAAACTATTTCCGATATGGGCGTGGATCAGCGAACCGAATACGCGCCTTCTTTTCGCGTCCTACAGTTTTGAAGCTCTGGCGGTGCCGATGTCGGTTGATCGGCGCCGGGTTATTGAATCGGACTGGTATCAGCAGCGGTGGGGCACGCGGTTTCACCTGAGCGCCGATGACAACCTGAAATGGCGGTTCTCAAACGACAAGGGCGGCCACATGCTCGTGCTGACCGGCGCGACAGGCCTGGGCGGCGACGTTTTGCTCGTCGATGACCTCCACTCCGCCGAAGAGGCTCTTTCCGACGCTGATCGAACCAACGCCGTTACGCGGTTTCGCAAGGCGCTTATGTCTCGGCTCACGCCAGGCGGTCGGGATATTGCCATCATTGTCTGCCAGCGGTTGCATGAGCTTGACGTTGCCGGAACGATGCTGCGCGAGGGCGGCTGGGTTCACCTAAATCTGCCCGCGATTGCCGAACAGCATCATTCCGTCGCGCTCCCGCTTTCCAATGAGTACAAAGTCCGCAAGCCCGGCGACCTGCTGGATACCGAAACACTGAACAAGAAATACCTCGATTCCCGCATGATCGAACTCGGAGCAGACGGTTTCTCCGGTCAGTATCAGCAGGAACCCGCGCCCGCTGGCGGCATCATTTTCAAAACAGAATGGTGGAAACGGTACGAAGGCGCTGCGCCGCACAGCGATGTGATCGTGATTTCCGTTGACGCGGCGTTCAAGGCGAACCGGGATGCCGTTGCCGTCCACGCCTGGGGATTTCAAGGACCGAACGCTTACCTGCTCGGCTGGACGACGGAGCCCCGCGGCTACGTCGCCACTAAGGACGTGATTCGCGCTATGGCCCACAAGTACCGGCCGAACGCAATTCTTATTGAGGAGGCGGCGAATGGAGCAGCCATTGTTGAAGAACTCGGGAAAGAATTTCCGGTTATCCCGATCCCCGTCAAGGATTCAAAAGAGTCTCGCGCACAGGCGTGCGCTCCGCAGGTACAGGCTGGTTGCGTCTCTGTTCCGGCCGGTTCGCTGGGTGATCGCTTCATCGTGGACTGTGCGAAATTCCCGAAAGGGGCAAATGACCACGATGTGGATGCTTTTACTCTCGCCATAAACTGGCGGCGGTCGAACTCTCTGTGGGTGATTGACTACTACCGCGAAAAGGCGGCGGCAATGCCCAAGGCCGAAACGGAAACGCGCCGAGCGCAAGTCGATCAGTTCGAGACTTACGGCCGTGTTGCCCTTGGCGCGCGCAACCGACGCCCGATTCTGACGTGCGAATGCGGCGCTTCCCAGTGGACCGTAACGCACTTTTGGGACCACGCCGAGCGCAAATGCAGAACGTGCGGACAGGTAAAGGTGGATGATGCGAAGAAGGATTCAGGAGTGGCTGCGAAAGCGGAGACTCCGCAAACTTCGGTACGGGTCAACTAATCTCACTTGCCCGAACTGCGGAAACTGGCGGCATCTTGTCGAGCGGAAATGGTTGTTCCCGTTCCTGGCTCTACGCCGGTACGAGGGCTGCATTCAGATTGAGTATGACGCCCGGTATCACCCGCTCACCGTGCTCTGCACCTGCCGGGTGTGCGGCGCGAAGTTCGGGCAGCCGCCGATGGTGAAGCATCAAGACTGGGTGGTTCACCCGCCGCTGAGGGAAACGTGAGACTTCGGCTCTATCTGATTGCCACGGTCGCCGCGCTACTCGCGCCGTCGCTGGCCCTGGCTCAGACCACCTATACCGAGTCGGATGCGACTTCCGATTTGACTGCAACGCAGACCTGCAATGCCATCTCGACCAAAAACAATTCTGCCATTGGCCCACTTTCGCTCCCTTCCTCTGGAGCAACCACCGGAACCGCCAGCGTTGGCATATTCAAAAGCAGCACGCAGAATTTCGAGTTGTATTCCGCTTCTGGCGTTCCCGCATCAACCTCATGGGCTTCGGGCAACTGGACCGTGAATCTCGACGTAACCACGGCGAACTCAAACGTCAGTTGGACCGATACCTGCATCCTTCGTGTGAACTCCTCCGGGGTCTCGCAGGCAACCGTTGGGTCTCTGACTGGCCAGTCAGTCTCGATGGGGACAACTGGTGTTAAGAGTATGACGATCTCAGGTGCCACGCAGACGGCGCTCTCCACCGACCGATTCGTTATCGTAATTAACCTGAAAAACAGTAAGTCCACCGGCGCAGCGCAGACCGTCGGTCTGGACATGGGCAACGCCACGAACGACACGGTAGCGACTCCACTGGTATCCTCGGTGGCCTACACGCGGACCGACAGCGAAACGCTCTCGCAGTCGGATAGCCCCGTTCGGCAGGCCGCCTTCGGTCGCGCCCCGGCTGAGTCGCAAAGCCCTTCAGACTCCACCGGCAGCAGCGAGGGATTCTCGGTATCCATCGGCGAGTCAATTTCGATGAGCGATTCGCCGGGAAGGTTTATCGGGTATCCTGCCGCGCTCTCCGAGGCGCAATCCGTCACTGACTCACCAACGCGGTTGTACGCGGCTCTGCGCGGCCCGTCTGAATCGCAGGCAACCTCCGACTCTGCCGCCCGGCTGGCGACCTACGGAAAGGCCATCGCGGAATCGCAAGCCCCGACCGATTCTCCTGTGAGCCAATTCGGGCTGATCGCTACCGTTGGCGAAACAATGAGCGTCACCGATTCAACGTCGCGCATCGGTGGTTATTCGAGACTGCCTGGAGAAACGCAGGTGGTAAGCGATGCCGCAAGCCGGCTCGCGGCTCTCTCGGCTGGTGTGGCCGAGGCTCAATCGGTTATCGACACGCCCTCACGGTTGGCTGCGCTACTGCTTCCGCTTACTGAATCGGCGAGTGTCACGGATTCGCTTGGGCGCTCGGCGGGATTCGGACGGGGGCTTTCCGAAGTCGGCTCCACGTCGGACCTACTTGGCCGCATGGCTGCCCTCATGCGCTCCGAGCCGGAAGCTATGCTCGTGAGTGATGCCCTTGGACGCCTTCAATCCCTGGGCCGATCGTTCACGGACGCGCAATCGCTCGTCGATACCGCCGTAGGGACATTCACCCACCAGGGGAAAACGTTTCCGCCAAGTCAGGGATTCCGGGTGGCGCCGGAAAACCGTGGCACGGCTGCTGGACCTGCGCCCAAAGGTACAGTTCTGCCACCAACCAGCAAGGGCACTACGGTGCCGGGGGTGCCGCATTGAACGCTCCTATCAATAAGTACCCGTATCAGAAGGACAGCTACTACATTGACTTCATAGAGCAACTGAACGCCGGCGAAACAATCACTTCGTTCACGGTCACATCGCAACTCGATTTTTGGGGCACGTTCACCGATTCGACGGCAGAGATCATCTCCACGACTCCGGCTCCGTCACTGAGCGGCACCCAAGTCACCTTTTGGTATCAAGCTGGAAACGCCGGAGAACGGCACGTCGTTTCGGTTGATGTCGTGACTTCCGGAGGCCGACAGCTTGTCGGCGTCGTTGATTTGAATGTCCTTCAGGAGGAATGAAATGAGAAAAGTTCTGCTTTTTTCCGTGCTGAGTTTCTTCGCCCTAGGGCTGGCGGCGACACCGATCCAGGACCAGATGAGGACCGTCGGAACTATCTCGGTCGTTGCGCGCCATCCGAACGGTCAGGTTTTCTATCGGTCCTCGCTTCCCGACCTTGAAACAAACGCCGGGTTGGACTTCCAAGCCGATGTCATGGGCACGACCGGGACTCAGGTTGCCGCGTGCAATTACCTCGCGCTGACCGACACGGCGATCAGCCCGGCGGCCACGGATACAACACTCTCCGGCGAGATCACCACGAACGGCCTCGCCAGAATCATAGGCACCTACGCACATACGACCGGCGCTGACACCTACTCCATCGCGCACACATGGACGGCGACGGCCGCACAATCCGCACAGGGCGCCGGGATGTTCAACGCTTCGAGCGCGGGAACCATGTGCTTTGAGAACACCTTCACCAGCGTATCGCTCTCGACGAATGACACGCTGACGCTGACTTGGACCATAACGTACTAAGGAGACTCTAATGGCTTGGTTCGACAGGCTGGTTAAGGCCACAAATCACGGCACGAACTATCTGTTCGGTCGCCGGCCCGGCGCTGGCACCCCGGCGTCGCCGGGTATGCCTCCCTCTGGTAGCGATCACCCGCCGGCGAACCGCCCAACGCCAAATGAGTCTGTGATTCACGGCTGGGGCACGACTCAGGGAACGATTGGCCAGATGCAGGACAATAAGCCTCAGTCGAACTACGGCATCACCGGAGAGCAGAACGAGGGAACCGGCCCCGGACCTTCGGCCGGCACGGACATCAACACTCCCGAGCAAAACGTCGCCCAGCGCGAGGGTATCCAGCCGATCCAAAACCCGCCGGGGATTTCGGTTGTTTCCTCGACAGACTGGTTTGGGCCGCTTCAACCGCTGCGCCCGGCGGCGCCGATGGGCACCGGAGCCCGGAAGTTTGAATACGTCCTCGGCCAGAACATCATCTTTGAGCCGCGCGCGAACGAGGCGATATCTTTCCGCGTCATGCGCGCCCTGGCCGATTCCACCGACCTTCTTCGCGCTGTGATAGAGACGGTCAAGAACCAGATGAAGCGGTCGAAGTGGGACATACACTCCCAACCGCTGCCCGGCGAGGAAGCGCGGGCTCAGGCGAAGCGCGAATCGCAGGACAAGCAACTATTGGAACTCAGGGAACTTCTGCGCCATCCCGACGGCTTGCACCCGTGGGAAACGTTCTGTGGCGAACTCATGGAGGACATGCTGGTAGTGGACGCGCCCAGCGTCCTGATCCGCCGGGACCCAAGCGGGAAGAAGGTCAAATCTCTAGTTGTCGTGGACGGCTCGCGCATTACGCGCTACATCACGACCAGCGGACTCACCCCGGAGTCCGACCCGGAATGCACGCATGAGGGCCATGCTTTGCTCGGGCGAATGCAGGAGCAGAAGGCGGGCAAGAAGTTTGTCGCCTGCAACTGTGCGGCCTACACCCAATACCTCTACGGCGTCAACGCGGTCAACCTCACCACACATGACCTCGTTTACATCCCGTACAACATGCGCCCGCACAAGCTCTATGGCTACTCGCCGGTCGAGCAAATTATCGTGGCCATCAATCTCTACTTGCGGCGCGAAATGGCCCTGCTGGAATACTACACGTCCGGCAACATCCCCGAAATGATCGCGTTCCTGCCGAACTCCGTCACCGTCGATCAGGTGAAGGAATTCGAGGAATGGTTCAATACGGTCAACCGTGGCGACCAAGCGTTTATGCGGCGCGTGCGGTTTCTTCAGAACCCATCGGCGAGCGGCGAGCCGAAAATTTTTGAGACGAAGCAGCACCTTCTCGCCGAGGAATTGGATAACTGGCTCGCTCGGATCATTTGCTACGCCTTCAACGTTCCGCCGAACGCGCTGGTCAAGATGGGCTACGCGCGCGCAATGGCTCAGACCGTCGAGGATGAGAGCCAGGCGACCGGCATCGAGTCTTACCAGACGTGGTTCGCGTCCTTTATGAACCATATCATTCACGTCCAGATGGGGATGCCGCAGTACACCTTCGCCTTCCTGCCGATCCGCGAGACTGACCTGCTGGCCCAGCGGCAAGCCGACTCGCTGCTAGCTTCAAAGGGCGGAATGACCTGGAACGAATGGCGTCTTAGCGAGGGTCGGCCGCCTTACGGAGATGAATTCCCGGACGCCGACAGGCCGATAATCATAACTGCCGCTGGCTACGTTGTTATCGGGGATGGTGGCCCGGTCCAGCAGAAACCGCTCGCGCTGCCAACGCCGCCCGGCGCCGACGGCAAGGATCAAGAGAACGGCAAGGATGAGGAGGACGATTCCCCGCCGGATGGGAAGAAGGCCGTCTCGTTCCCTATTCAGGCCGCGCGGGTGAATGGGACTGAACCCCACGCGGCCTTCGGAAGAATCAGACAGGCGGTTCTCGAAACATTCCGGGAGCAAGCCGACGCGCTGAAGAAGGCGCTGGGAGAACTACGGAAAAATGAGCAACAAGACCTCGAAAAGAAGCTCTGGCTCGCCATCGCTGCCTACTACGCGCTCTTGCCGGACCGCATCGAACCGGGCCTTAAGCAAGCCGCAATCGAAGCCGCCATGCTGGCGGCCCAGCAAGCGGGCGCTCCTCCGGGCATTCAGTCGGCAATATCTGCCTTCACTCGTGCGAAAGATTATGCGCGATCACGTGCTGCTGAACTCGTTGGTAGGGTCCGTGCCGCCGATGGAACGCTTGCGGATAATCCAAACGCTCGTTGGGTTATCTCCGAAACTACGCGGCAAGACATCCGCGAAGCCGTCGAAAAGGCGCTCGCCGGGGAACTGAAGGATGCGGAAGGCAAGCCTCTCGACTTGTCCGAAGCGATTCGCCGCCAACTTCTCGACACGCATTCCGGGCCATTCAGCGAGTACCGCGCGAACCTGATCGCACGCACCGAAATCAAGAACGCGCAAGCCGCCGCGAAGAACGAGACGTGGAAACGAATGGGCGTTCCGGCCTCAACGTGGTGGACAATGCACGACTCGAAGGTGTGCCCATTCTGCGCGATGAATGACGGCGTGACGGTGCCGCTCGGTAAACCTTTCCCCTCGGGCGCGAAAAGCGTGGCTGACAGCCATCCGAATTGTAGGTGCCTACAGCTACCGGCCAATCTCGAAGGGATGCCCGGCGCGCGGCGGCTATCGAAGTCAACTCTCGGGCTGCCGCAGACCTGGCACGCCTACTTCGGCCGGCACGAGGAAACGATTGCGAACGAGCACGACCTTGCCCGCGGCTGGGGTAATTGGGGGCTGACGCCGGACGGTCGCAAGGGTGCCCAGCGCACGGCCGAATGGCTTGTCGGCCACGGGATAACTCGCATAGTTTCCTCAGACCTTCCTCGCGCCAAGCAGACGGCGGAAATCTACGGGAAGGCTCTCGATCTACCAGTCGAGCTTGCCCCGGAGCTTCGCTCGCTGAACGTTGGCGAATTCACCGGATCGCACAAGCCGTCCTCACGCGAACGGTTTCTCTACTACATCAAGCACACGCACCGGGTCATTCCGGGCGGCGAGTCGGTTCGCAGCTTCGTTCACCGGATCGCTGCTTTTGTTGTCCGCGACATGGCCGAACATCCCGACGACGACACGTTGTACGTCACCCATTCTTCAGGGCTCGGCGCGCTGTGGGAAGCGATCAACGGAGCGGATTGGAAGCACCTTGCCCACGATGACATCGTTGAGCCCGGCGGCGTGGCCGAACTGGCACACGGCGACATGAAAGCGATTTACCGGCCAGCACCGCAACGGTCCGGGGAACTGATCGAGGCCTTGCGATGAATCTCGGGAGCATGATCGCCACCGAAAGCCCGGAGGACGCCTACATCGGCGCGATCACCTATGGCGAGGTTCTGGACAAACTGACGCCAGATGAGGCGCTGATCTTCGTCTTACTGATTCGCGGATTCACCTATCACGAGGTCGCCGCGATGATCGGCATGTCCTATGCACGGGTGAAGCACGTCTGCGCCGACCTGATCCGCAAGGTTGAGTCTCTAACCTCCGCGACACCGCCGGTACCACTCTGTGAAAAAATAAAAGTATGCTCGAGCAAATCAGGCTTGACGCCCAGTTTGCCAAAGTCTCGGAATATCGCCATGAAGTCACCGGCGTCATCGCCGCCGAAACCCCGGACCGATCCGGCGAAATCCTCGACTACGAGCGGAGCAAACCACACTTCACGGAATGGTCGAAATCGCAATTCGCGGACTCCCGTGGAAAATCCAAGGGCAACGTCCGGCGGATGCACCAGCTTGATACCGTTGGGAAAATCGTTAGGCTAGAATTCGACGACGCCAACAAGCGCATCTACGCCACCGCGAAAATCAGTGATTCCCGCACATGGAACGACATCAAGGAAGGCGTTCTCACCGGGTTTTCCATCGGCGGCCGTTACGTTGAAATTCACAAAGACGGCGCGTTGACCCGCTACACCGCCGCACCATTTGAAGTCTCTGTTGTTGATCGCCCCTGCATTCCCGGCGCCACATTCGACCTGATTCACTCCGACGGCACAGTTGAAATTCGCAAGTTCGCGCCGCGCGATGAGGCCGAAACATTGCTTCGCGCCGTGAAGGAATATCTCGAACGGCCAAATTCCGCGCTACCGCGGCAAGGCACAACTGGCGAACAAGATGAGTGGGGCCAACTCGAAGCCGCGAAGCCAAACCCCCTCGAAGGCGATTCTCCGCAGAACGAACGCAAGGGCGGCGTCCGCCAGGATGAAGGCGGCGAAGACGACCCCTACCTGAACGACAGCAAGGGCGCTACGCAGGCCAAGGCTGAAATCGAGAAGCGCGAGTTCTCAGGCGATCAGCGCAAGGAACTGGCCGGAGAAGGTAAGGCACTCCCGGATGGTTCATTCCCAATCGCCAACGTTAGTGACCTGGAAAACGCGATTCGGGCGATAGGTCGAGCCAAGGACCCAGACAAGGCGAAGGCTCACGTCAAGAGCCGCGCCAAGTCTCTCGGCCGTTCTGACCTTATTCCTGATACGTGGAAGGCAGATTCGGGCGACACCGCATCGGCGGTTTTACCGCACAATGAAATTCAGGAGATAACAGCGATGGATGAACTCGAAAAGGGCACGAAAAAGCGGGCGAGCCAACGGCTTGCCGAGTTGCGCGACATGCACAAGGCGCACTTCTCCGCGATGGATTCCGCGCTGGACGGCGTTATCAAGACCATCGCTGGCCCTGACAGCGCCATGTCCGAAGGAAACTCAATGCAAAACCGCTCGGGGGAAATCGTGAGCCAAGCAAAGCCGGCCATCAGTTTCAACCCGCAAGAGCCGACGAGTATCGGCAAGCTCGCCAAGAGGCTCGGTGTGTCCGAGGAAAACTTAGTAAAGGCTGTCAACGACACGAATGCCGAGAGCGGCCACGTCGATGTCGAGCAAATTGAAGCGCGCGTGCAGGCGACCGTCGAAAAGACCATGACGGACATCCTGAGTCGCGTGTTCGGCGCGCCTCCTGCCAACGATGCGGTGCGCGGCCCCGGCGCCGGACTGACCCGCGTTTCCCGCGATGAGGACACCCGTGCCGCTGGCCCGGCAGTCAAGGCCGATGAAGAGGAACTTCCTCCACCGCCTGGGGCCGATCCCCGGATGGCGGCTCTGTACAAAACGGCCGCGTCCATGAAGCCGTCCACGCCTTCGGACGGAGCCGTGATCGGACTCAGCAAGATTCAGTAGCGCGTCGCACGGGTGCATGGATTGAAACGCTGTACTGAGAGGAACCAATGTACGAAGGGCTGACTGAAGAAACACTTTCCAAGGTGAACGCGCTCCGCAAGGACGTGACCACGACTGGCCTCAGCACGGCCACGAACCTCCTGTACTACAACCTGGAGCCGTTGGCCCGCCGTCTGTACCCTGTGTGGTTCCCGCTCTTGAACTCCGTGCCTCGCAAAAAGACAGACAGGCCTGGAGCCGCAATCCATTGGAAGGCAATCACCTCCATCAATACGGGCGACCCCGGCACTTCCGAAGGCAACCGCAACGCGCAGATGTCCTTCACCGAACAGGACTTCATTGCGACGTACCGTTACCTGGGAGCCGAGTCCAGCGTCACCTTCCCAGCCCAGTACGGTTCGCAAGGTTTCGATGATGCAATCGGAATTGCGAACGTCAACAGGCTATTCGGCCTGATGAACCAGGAAGAGCGGGTTCTTCTGTTCGGCAATGAGGGCACAGGAACTGGCGACAACGGGTTTCAACTCGGGACCTGCCCGACTCCGGTTATCAGCGCCGTCACCGGCGGAACGATCACCGAGGCGGATTTCACCGTCTACGTTGTGGCCGTGACCGGCTGGGGCACGTCAGTCAATCCAATCACGGTCGGTTCAGGGAACGGCCTGCTGACTAGCACCGCGCGGACGAACGCCGACGGGACCACGGATACGGTTTACGGCGGCATCTCGGCGATCAGTGCGGCTTCCAACCTTGCGGCTCCCTCCACCCAGGCGGTGAAGGTTGTCGTGACTCCCGTTCTCGGCGCGATGGCCTACGCCGCCTACGTTTCCATCAATGCCGCGCCGACCACGGCCAACGCCTTTTTCATCGGCATCTATCCGTCGAGCACCTTCACGATCACCGCGCTGCCCGCCGGCTACACGACCAACCAGCTTGCCAACGCCACCGGGCTGAGCGCCGACAACAGCGCCAACCCGCTACACTTCGCCGGCCTGGCAACATGGGCTTTTGTCGGGGGAACCTGGACCGACTTGCAAGGTGCGAACCTCACTTCGGACGGTTCCGGCGGCATCGTCGAGTTTGAAAATCTGCTTCAGACGCTTTGGAACAATTACAAGTTGTCGCCCGATGCCATCGTGGTAGGCGGCGCGGCAACGATCAACTCCATCCGCACGAAGATTCTTTCTGGTGGCTCGACCGACGCCGTTCGCATCTTCCAGCAATTCAACCAAGCCGGAGAGGTAGTCGGCGGCGGTCTGGTCAAGGGTTACCGCGTCCAGTACACCGGCGGCCCGGCGAAGGTCATCCCCCTAGAACTGCATCCCTGGATGCCGGCCGGAACGATCCTTTTCGACATCCGCCAGAATCCATACCCCGAGTCGAACGTGGCGAACCCGCGCGAGATGGATGTGATGGCCGACCACTTCTCGATCTACTGGCCGCTGCAATCGCTGAAATGGCAGGTCGGCACCTACGTTTTCGAGTCGCTGAAACACTACGTCGCCTTCGGGTCCGCGATACTGACTTCCGTTGGCGCCGGATAAGGGCGCTCCATGACCAATAATCTCGGGGTGGGAATTGTTATTTTCCTGCTCGGAGCGAACTCGGCGCTCCTGGGGTTAATTTACCGCTCCCTGATTTTCCGCATAAACAAGCTCGAAGATGAGGTTACGACGCTGTTTCGGGGCGTTATCGCTATGGCGGCGCTCCTCGATCCAGAAAAATCTGACAGGGTATTTGCGGTTTTCAATATCCCGGTAAATCCCTCTCCCAGGGAAAAGTAGTGATGGCTCCGGCGCCGCAGCCCTACGACCTGATCGACGTAGCGACCCTCGCGCAATACGCCAACCTTCCCAACCTCACAACGGACATGGAGGATGTCGCCCAGTCGCTTATTAGCGGCTTCAGCATGGAAGTCTGCAACTATGCGGGCCGCGCGCCGGGCAGCTTCAACGGCGTTGCAGCGTTTGCCGAAACCTACGACGGAAACGGGAACGACGAACTGTTTGTTGCCAATGCGCCAATCGTCACTATCGCATCGCTGGACATCAACGGCATCCTGATTCCGCAGAGCGTGAGCGTCAGCACGCCCGGCTGGTACATCCCGCGCCAGGCCAAGTCGGTTGTGATGCGCACCGCGTCCACCGTCGTCTCCACCTTCAGTTCGACGGATTGGGCTGCGTTCACCGGATTGCCCGTCTGGAAGTTTTGGCGGGGTCGAGGTAACGTCCAGATCAGCTATACGGCTGGCTACAGCACGCCCCCGACCCCGCTAGTTGTCGCCGCGCTCAAGCAATGCACCATCTGGCTCAATCGGCGAATGCGCGAGGATGAGAAGTCGCGCAATATGCCACAGTCCGGCACGACATCCTATGCCGCCTGGAACTGGTCGCCGGACGTTTACATGGCCGTCAGCCAGTATCGGCGCATGGCCCAAGTCTGATGATTACCGTCGAGATTCAGGGCTGGAATCAAACACTCGCCAAGCTCCAGTCGATACCCGAGGCGCTTCAGACCGTTCTCGCTGAAAAGATCAACTTCTGGCTCGTGGAGATACAAAGGAAGATTCTCGCGGGTTTGGCGGCTGGTGCGCCACTCAAGAGCCGCCATGGTGATTCCGGGCTCGCCGGGTCAGTCCAGATCGAGCCAGCCGCACCGAATCCGTCGGTAGTCGCCGGGGCCGTCTTTTCCACCGGCCTCGGGATGGGCAAGGCGTATCGCTACGGCTTTGTGCAAGAGTACGGCGGCGAACGCTACTACGACATCTACCCGGTCAACAAGAAGGCGCTGTCGTGGATCGGAGACGACGGGAAGCGCGTTATCACCCACTACGTTCGCCACCCGCCGCTCATGGCGCGCCCCTGGTTCTACCCGCCAGGCGCTGCAACGATCCCTGAGATTGGACCGGACATCAATAACGCAATCGCGGAGGTCTTGGCGAGATGAAGGTGTCGCGCAGCGCCATTTCCGATGCGCTCATTGCCCTAGTGCAATCCGCGAACTATCCGTTTACCCAGGTCTCGAAGCACTATCAGCACTGGGATGCCCAGGATACGTCCTCATGGCCAGTGGCCTACGTTCGGCACATCGGCGAGGAAGTGAAGCATCTGAATTACGCGCAACCCCAGTATTACGTCCACTATCGGATTTTTGCCTACGCCTTGGTGAACGCGGCCGACCCGGTATTCGACGTTGACGATCAAGTGACGAACCCGCTGCTGGACGCGCTGGACGCCGTTTTCACACCCGTTGGCGGCCAGAAGATCACGCTGGGCTTGCAGCCTGTGGATGAGTGTTTCATCGAAGGACCGATTTTCATTGCTGACGGCGTTGAGGATGGCCGGGCCGTGTACGTGGTCCCGGTGGTGGTGGTCACGATCTGATGACGCGACACCGCTTCGCTGCGGATATGAAAAAATAAAGCATAGGTGAACCGATGGCTGCTCCAACGACTTTCGCAACAGAGTACGTTTTTGGCACCGGCCGCATTTACGCGGTGAACAACGGCACAGGCAAGGTTCCCACGTCGCCCGCCACCATCCAGCCAGCGCAATTCCTGTCCCTGCAAGAGGCAACGGTCGAAGAAGCTGTCACCCTGAAAGAACTCCCGTCCTCATACGAATTCCCCGATTCCGTGGCCAACGGCGAGCGGAAGATGACTGGCAAGATCACCTTCGGCCGCGTGGACCTTCTGCTGCTGAATGAGATTGTGTGGGGCGAGAACAGCTTCGCCGCAGGCGGCACGCTGGTCCAGGGTTCCGAGGCTGGCGCCGTTGGGGCTGCGACTCCATACACCTACTCTGCGACCAACGCGGCGACATTTATTGCCGACCTGGGCGTTTATTACGTCGCCACTGGCAAGCAGTTGACGAGCCTCGGGGCGACCGGCACGCCGACCACAGGGGAGTATACAGTTGCGGCGGGCGTCTACACCTTCGCTGCTGCTGATGGGGGTCTCGCAATCCTGGTCAATTACACCTACACGAGCCTCACCGCCGGCTCGAGCGTCACCGTGAACACGCAGATTATGGGCATGGCTGCCCGGCCGTCATTCGGCCTGTACCTGTCGATGCCGAGCGATGGTGCCAATTCCGACCTAATCATCTTCAACGCGCGCGCCGCCAAGCTCAATCGGCCCTTCAAGTACAACGATTACCTGAAGGTCGAGCTCGACTGGGAAGCGTACCCCGGAGCGAACGGCGCGGTTTACCAGTGGTGCAGCGCAGTCTGAGGAGGGTAGCGAAGAGATCGGCCGCCGAAACTGAAGTTCCCGCCACTACCGCCCGCCAGAAGCGCCGCTGCCCAGCGGACAAAATCAAGCGAGGAAAAACGTGTTTCAGAGAAAACTACATTTTGAAATGGACGGTGTTTCATTTGACATCGCGCCGCTTACCGCGCTTCAGGTCGAGCAACACCTCACGCGGCAGGCTCAGGTTCTTCAGCGGTTCCAGAAGCTCAAGGCCGACGGCCAGCCCATCGACAGCGCCGTGGCCGAACAGCAGATGCTCGTATGTACGCTGGTCTGCGCTGGGCTGAACAACGCCAATCCCGACCTCAAGATCGACGAGTCGCGCCTGCGCTCCGAAGCGGATCAGAAGCTCATTGACGCGCTGCGCGAGAAGATCATGGCCGAGAGCGGTCTGACGATGGTGCCCACGGGGGAAGCGTAAGCCTCGATGAATTCTGGCCACAGTTCCGCGCGCAAATCATCGAGGCGACCGGCTGGACTCTCGAAGAGTTCGACCGCGCGCCGTTCCCGTTCGTCCTTGAACTCTACGAAGAATTCGTGCAGTCCCCACCTGCTCACGTGCTTTTGCGCGGGTTTGTCGGGTACCGGCCTCCGCCGCGCCGAGCCAAGGCTAAACCTTCGCGCCCTGAGATCAGCACTCCGCAACTGCCGGAGCCGTTCGACCCGCAAGCGGAAAATCGGCTGCCGCCCGAAATCCGCGAAGCGCGGAAACAAATGCGCGAGGAAAAAGTGAAAGCGTGGATGGAATGGAAGAGGACGCAAAGTGCCTGATAGCCAACTGCGAATAATCATCAGTGCCTCGACTGCGGAAGCCCAGGCGCGGCTTGAAGCCTTCGCCGCCCAGCTTCAGGCCTCTGGTGCGAGCGCCGAGGAAGCCGCCGCTGCTATCCGGCAACTTGGGGCGGCTGCCGATGTTGTCACGACCAGCGTAAGCGGCGCTACGGCTGCTGTCGCCGAGAACGCCGTAGCAACGGACGCCGCCGCATATTCAAACCGCGGCCTGGGTGGCGCCTTAGCCTACGGCACGGTTAGAGCGGCCGCCTATGAAGCCCGGCTCGGGCCGATGGGCTACGTTCTTGGCCGCATCGGATCGTCATCGAAAACCCTGGGACCGATTCTTCAGGCCCTCTTCCCCGTTGCTATCGCTGGCCTTTTCGCCGATATGCTGCTTCAGGTCGCGGACAAGATGGTGAAGGTGCAAAGCGCGAGCGCGGAAGCCGAAATAACCCTCGCATCCATGCCCGGAACAATTGCGGCCCTGGATAACGGTCTCGAGGGGACCGGCAAGGTCGCCGATGCTGCGACTCAGTCCGTGGACAAACTCACTTCAGCCCTCTCGAAGATGCAGAAGGCGTCCCAAGGTTCATTCCTCGCGACTCTCACGGTCGGTGGATCGGCCGTCCAGTCAACATCGAAGGCCGTCGAATCGCTGCGGTTGGAAGTCGCCGGAACGATGTCCGCGTGGCAGCATGGCGCGATCAACGCCAAAACCGCTATCGAAGAATTGCGTGCGGATCAGGAAGCGGCGCAGAAGGCGGCTCTGGCCTCTGTAACGGGCAGGTCGGCGGGCGCGGGATCGTTTACTGCCAGGCAGGGCGGAGGTTTTGGACCGGCCCCCATGATTCATCCGGTCGAGCAAATGAGCGCGGAACAGCAGGCGGCAATTGGAGCGATGGACACCGGAATTAGCCAGGTCGTCCGCACGGCTGAGGACGGGATTAAGAAGGCGGATGAAGCGGCCAAGAAAGCGGCTGAAAAGGCCAAGAAGGCGCATGAAGCAAAGCTTCGCCACGAGAAGGCTGTTCTGGACGCCATGCTCCGCAAAAAGGAGGAACACCCGATTATTGACCAGGCCGGGCTCGCCGAGGAAGCCCGCAACGACGCCATGCTCGAACAGATGACGGCCACTCTGGTCCAGCAAGAAGCGGAACTCAGGCGAATCGGCGCCCACTGGGCACCCATCGCCAAGCAGACCAAGGCCACGGCCGATAATCTCAAGCTCGCCGAAGAGAGCATCAAGAAGATCAACGCGGTTGTCGCGCCAAACCTGAGCGCGCAGCAAACCCTCGGGCCGATGCTCGCGGCTGGAACGCCAGGGCAAGGCGCGATGGGTCCCGGTGGACTGTTCGGGCCTGGCGGGGCGGATGCAACCAAGCAGCCGCAGATGACCGCGGGGGTTGCGGTTGGTGGCTTCTTCAGCGCGGCCCTCGGCGGCGGCAGCGCGACGAAGCAACTCAACGTCATTACGCACAGTTTCAACAAGGCCCTCGACGGCTGGATTCAGGGCACGGAGACTTTCGGCCAAGCCTTCAGCCGCATGTGGGCGAGCTTGGCTGTAACCGTGATCGAGAACCTCGCCAAGATGGGAATTGAGATGGTCGCTCACACGGCACTCACCCTCATCATGCACAAACTCACACAGAAGGCCGCTGCTTCATCCGGGGCTGCGGCTGCTGGTGCGTCTGCGGCTCATGTTCCTATGGTTGGCTGGATGCTGGCACCAATGGAGATGGCGACCTTTTTCGCCCAGGCAATGTCTTTCGCCCAGGGCGGCCTCGTTCCCGCCACCGGCATAGCTCAACTCCACGCGCGCGAGATGGTGCTGCCCGCCCACTTGTCGGATTTCGTGCAGCAGAGCGCCGCGCAAGCCAGCGGCCAGGGGCGCGGCCCGTCGAACGTCCGAGTAAACTTCGCGCCGCAAGTGAACGCGACAGACGCGACCGGAGTGCGCGACGTGCTCAAAAATCACAGCAAGGTCTTTATGACGCACTTTTCCAGAGAGCTACGGAAAGCGAATCTACTCTAAGGAGATGAGCATGCTGACCATCAAAAGGTTCCTCGCACGGTATTCGATCACGACTCATTCGATTGCCGCAGCCGTTGTGTTTCTCGTCGCGGCGTACCAAGGAGTACCGCAGTTTCGGACGGACGTTCTGGCCGTCTACAACCTGATGCCCCTGGCGCTCCGCGAAGCCGTTCTGGACGCCGGGCTGCTCATCGGCTTTTACAAGACATGGAGGAAGGCAGGCAAATGAAAAATCGACGTTCGGCTGTTTGTGCCGTATTCGCTCTTCTGCTTCTAACCGCAGGCTGTGCGAGCAAGGCGTATGTGATTCATCCCGGCTCGCCCAACCTATTCGACTCTCAGTCCTACGACGTCTTGGTGACGGCCCACGCGGCCATCGAGCAAGCCAAGACAGAACTTGCGGCAGGCAAATTCGCCGCCACCGCCCCACAGGTCAAGTTGGCCCTCAACGCGCTGATCGACGCCTACGACGTGATGGACGTGGCCTACACGACCTACCACACCTCTGCCGTCGCTGGGACAGCCACAGCGGCTCAGGTTGCCGCACTTCAGAACGGCGTGGGTGCCGTGAACAACGCGATGGGTGGATTGACAGTCACCACCGGAGGCAAATGATGAGCACGCCAAGCACAGGACTCAGCCCGACCCAATGGATTCTCCTAGTTCTCAATACCGCCGTCACCGGTTTGGCGATTGCCAACCCTGCCGAGGGGGCGGTGGTCGCGGCATTCGCCAGCATCATTCAGACCGCGCTTAACGCCTACACGGCCAATACCGGCACGACCATCGACCTGACGAAGATACCCATCGAGACGAAGGTGCCGTAGTGCCGCTGGAGGCTGAATTGGGCGAAGATGTGTTGTGGCTGGCGCTCTGTTGCTGGAAGGAAGCCCGCGGGCAAACCGCAGCCGCGAAGCTCGGGCAGTGCTGGGTCGTTCGGAATCGCGCGCGCTCTTCGTTGCCGCGCTGGCCTCGCCGGATTCTCGACGTGGTGACTCAGCCCTATCAGTTTTCCGCGCTGACTGCGCCAGGCGACCCGAACCTCGCGAAGTGGCCGAAGTCGCTTGATCCGTCGTGGGGCGATTGCATCTCGGCTGCTCGGGAATGCCTCTCTGGGAACACGCCCGATCCGACCGCCGGCGCGACCTTCTATTACAGTGACCCACTCTCCGCACCGCCGCCCGGCTGGGGTGGAATTGTTAGCACGGTCGAAATTGACGGGCTGCATTTTTACAAACTCGCATGAGGACGCGCATGAGAAAAATATTTCTCGCCATCGGCTTCCTGCTGTTGAGTGCCGCACCGGCTTTCGCTCAAACAAACACTTTTTGCCCGACCAACCAAAACTGCGTTTACACCGGATCGCTGACGGCAACTGGCAACGGAGCGGCCGGGAATGTACCGATCAAGCCGACCACAACCGACGCGATCCAGTACGTGTCGCCCAATGGCCTGGACACGAACGACGGGCTGTCCTGGGGCACCGCGAAGCTCTCGATCTACGCTGCCTACAATGCGCTCTACGGATTGGCGACACCAGGCGGCACGATTTTCGTTGCGCCAAACTCAGCTTGCGGCGGACCCGTTACCGGACAGGGCTTGTGGATTATGGGATCGGGCGACCCGAACTATGCCACGCCGCCTAGCGGCTGGGTCAAGGCCATGCCGTTCTCACTCATCGGTGTGCCCACAAACAACAGCGACGCCAATTCGCCCAGCCAAACGGTGAAGGTGGTTTGCGGCTCGACTGCTTCGGCTAATCTCCCGGCTCTGTGGATTAGTTCCAGCAATGGCGGCACGATTAAGAACATATCGTTTCCCGGCGGCTACCAGACGGTCCGGTTCGGAATCGACTCGAACGGCGCGGACACGGATACCGGAGCCGTCAACTGGATTTTCAAGAACGACGACTTCGTTTCCGGATTGGTTGCTAGCGGCGGTCCCACCATCGAAATCGGCTCGAACACGTTCAACGTGCACTGGGATGATGATTGGGCGCAAGCGGACTACAACGCGCCCGGCGGAACGGACCTACGGCAGGCTATCGTCTTCATGTACCTCGGCGGGCCGTCAGGATGCCAGTCTCCATCCCTACAGTTCTTCAACAATCTGCACTTGAATAACGGCGGTATTCGCTGGCATAACCCAGTGCAACAAGGTTGCAACAACGGCGGCTCGCTTTTCGTGAATGGACTCGTGACCGAGAACCAAACCGACGGCAAGGGCGCGGTGTGGTTCGACAAACTTTCTTCATATGGAATCTACGAGATCAATAACGTCGAAGTGGCCGACGCTTCGCCGTTTAGCCCTCCGATTGAGGTTGATGCGGCGACCGAGCAAAACTGGGATGCCCTCACAACTAATTCCGACACGTGCGTGCCGGGCATTTTTGTTGGGCCGAACGAATCCGGCTACTACACCGCTGGCACGGGCGGCGAGCCATCGAAGTGCGGCACCGTCGGATTTCATTACGGCAAGGTGTGGGGCCAGACGGACGCTGGCAGACGGCTATTCAGCTTCGATGCTTCGCGCTTTGCGAACCTCGCGCCACAGACCCCGGCAAGTTGGACTAACGCCACCATATCGAGCGGGATCGCCGCTCCAGACGGCACCACCAATGCAGGCCAAGTGACTCTTGGAACCGTTACCTTCGCCACCGTCACCAAGAGCCCCGCCGTCGGCGATCTCGTTCTCGCTGGGGTATGGTACCGAGTCGAGTCCACCACGGGCATCAGCGGCGGCATCCCATTGTCGATTTACGCGACGGGCTGCACGGGCACCGCGCTGTTTCAGGATATCGGTGGCTTACTGACGCCATCTTCCGGCCCACATATTCTTAGCGAGGGGGAGAACGGCGACGGCCAATGGGTGTGGGCGAGCGGGGCGTTCAAAGTCACGCAGGCTGCAACGGGATGCGCCTTGGAACTGAACAGCGTTATGAACGTCACCAGCACGGGCTACGTCGATTACTTCGCCCCCGTGCTTGAGTACATTCCAGCGGGCTCTGGCGTCTCGCCAACCGAAGCGGCCGACATGGCCGTAAACCTCGCGCCCTACCCGAACACCATCGCACCGCCCGTCGTATCTACGCTGCCGGGCCATCCAATCGCCTTCGGCGGCTCTGGAGACAGTTTCCTGGCCACGCTCGACCACACGGCACTCACAGCGAATACAATCTTCGATCTGCCCGCTGGGAACGGTACCGCGCAGACGATCTGCACGAGCGTAGTGCCAGGACCTTGCAGTGGGTCGGCTGGCACGGGTTTCAACGGCGGGGCTGGAACATCCTACCAGGATGCCGAAGCGATTGCCGCGCCAGCCGACCCCGCATCGGGCTACGACCGCTTGTATATTGGTACCAGCGATGGCGACCTCCACTGTTTGACGAGTGCAGGTGCGAATTGCCTGCCATCCAGCGGAAGCAGCGCATGGTCCGCGCTCACCGTTCCATCCGCCAACCTTTCGTTGGCAATGGGAACCGATACGACCACTTTCACATGGAGCAATGCTGCGGCCAGTTTCTTCCTTGGTCAGTCCACCGCCGCTACTTCCTCGGCGAACGTGGATTCGCCGGAGGTTGAACTTTTTGGCACTTATTGGAACGGCACGGCGACCGCTAACGATGAATGGTTCTTCCAAGATGAGCCTGGAAATGGAACGAATCCGACTTCTACGCTCGCCATTTTTCACTCGGGCTCGACGGGCGCGGCGTTGGTCAGCGTTCCCGCCTTGACGGCAACTGGCAATATCAGCGCGGCATCATTCACAGTGAATTCCAGTGGAACGACGCCCGGCGTGCTCGAACTGCTTGGCAACACCTCTGCCCCCGCTCTTACGGCAAACACGTTCAGCCTGATCGGCCCGAACCTCGCCACCTTCACGGCTTACGGGATACAAGTTCCCTCGACCGCTCCGGCTACGAACACCGTCGAGGAATTCGGTGCGGCCAGCGGAGGGATTTCGCCCATCACATTCACGAACGCTCCTACGCTCTCGGCGGCGAATCTAACGAGTTTCCCAACGCTAAATCAGAGCACCACAGGCACCGCTGCGAACGGCACGATTGCTACTGGCACAGCGACCCTCGGCACCGCCGCCATAGCTTCAGCAGCCTGTGCGACAGTCGTAACCGTCGCGGCAACCGGGGCTGTGACAACCGATGTCGTGACTGCCAGCTTCAATGGCGACCCAACCGCAGTGACCGGCTACGTGCCTCTCACGACAGGGATGCTAACGATTGTCGCTTACCCTACGGCGGGAGACGTGAATTTCAAGGTCTGTAATAACACCAGCGCGTCGATCACACCCGGAGCGATTACTCTGAATTGGGCGGTGTTGCCATGATGACACTTTTGAAGATGGCGTTTCTGGGGCTAGCTTTCCTCAGTCAAGGCATCATGTTCCCAGGACCAGGAATGCCAGCCTCCACAGGAAGCTATTCCTGCACCGGCTCCGCAACGATTCTCTGTCAGTCGAACGGAGCAGCAGCCGCAACGGTAACTCTGGCGAATCCCACTGGGAGCGGTAACACGCTGATCGTTGGAGTCAACGGCAATTATTCCACCGCGCCGACGATCTCCGATACCGGAGGCAATACATTCACGAAAATGATGGGGCCGATTTTCGCAGATAACACCAGCGCATCGCTCAATAGCATCACGCTCTATTGCGGCTCGATCTCGACAACCGAGCCAGCGGATGTGATATCCACCACTGGCTCTCCTTACGGCCTCATCGTAGGTGAATTCCATAATGCGACGTGTACTGCCGATCCTTACGCCCCCGGCGGAGTGCATTCTTATGGCGCCACTTCCTCAATGAGTAGCGGCGCTCTTGGCACGAACAACGCAACCGACTACCTGATTGGCTTGTTTACGTCCGGTGGCGCCCTCCCCTGGACGCTTACAGGCACCATGACATCAATGGTATACGACTCCTCTGGCTCCGGCCTCGAAATGATCTATCAGGTAGTGACTTCCACTGGAAGCTATGTGGCATCGGCGACCACGGCTGCTAGTAGCGAATGGGCTGCCTTTGCTTTAGGTTTGGAGAAGTGATGAAAACCTTCTTCGTCGTTCTCGCGCTCGCGCTTTTGCCGTTGATGCTTACCCGTCAGACGATTCGAGGTGGCGCGATAGAAGGCAGTTACGCCCGCGTCTGGCATCCTTTCGTGCAAAATACAGACACCGCCTTGGTCGTTTCGCCGTCTTCCGCTTCCGGCACGGTAAGTGGGGCGGCGGTACCGTTTACCGCCGTGGGGAATGTCACCGGCAACAGCTACACGTCCACGGCAACCTGGACTCCCAGCAATCCCAGCGATGCTACGATGTCGGCGAACGCAGCAAGCTGCGTGGCGGCGGCTACTGTGTCGATCACGGCAGCTTATACCGGTCTGACCAGCGGAACGGCCACACTTACCTGCTCTACGGCTGCGACTGGCGAACTCTTATCTGGAGCAACGGTTTCGACCAGTGGAACGCTTGGAAGCACTTCCAATCCAAGCCCTGCAATTTCCGTGTCAACTCCAAGCGGTTGGACGCTGGAATCTGCGGAGAACTTCAGCGGCGGCATTCTACACGCTTCCGATAAAACGACACTTGGGAGCGAGAGCACCATCCAATGCACGACATCCCATAGCTCTGGCGGCTGCGCCCTTCAGGTCACGGTGGTGGGAGACGGCTGTTCGTACTGCACGTGGACACTAAATGGCAACGTGGTTCCCTCGAGCGCCACGGCTATCTATTTGTCCTTCTGGCAATATGAGCCGGGGGCGGTTGAGGGTCTGTGGGGAGCGCCCAACTTCTACCTTGCGAATGTACAGGGAGGGGGGCAAGCCGAAATCGACGATAGATGGTCTGGCGTTACCTGCAATGGGTCTGGTCCTGGGAGCGACTACTACTGCACTCAAACGCGATCCGTATTCTCGCCGGGGTCGAACGCGACGGGCGGAGCCAACGCCGCATATTACGGGAGCACCTATTCCATTGGGTCTGGCTCATGGGTCCAGTACGAACTTTACTTTCAGCCGAACACTTCCGGGTCAAATAACGGCCTTTTCGACGTGTACCGGAATGGCGTTCTTATCGGTTCCACGGCAAACGGATCGGCAGGCGGAACTGGCAACGCCCCAACCGGAGATTTGAATGGTACTCTCAGCATGGCAGGAATGAGCATCGCTGTCGGGGGTTATTATCTACTGCAAAAGGTGACGGATTCGACAGGGACTGTATGCGAGGACCCCCAGAATCCTCCTGCTGGTGCTGTTTGGACTAACACTTCGTTCGCCAGTATGGCCCCGTGCCCCACGCACGCCAGCTTCAATCGCTACTTTGACGACATTATCGTGATGTACCAATGACACCGAACGCAACTGCGATTTTCCCGACTCCGGCGCTCGGGGTATGGAATTGGAAGTGGCCGGTCAAGAAAACACCTTCGTATAAAACCCTCGTCCAGACGCCCGCCGCGAACGTTGCCGAACTCCGCGTGTCTCTGACCAGCTACCCGATATGGAGCTTTGAACTGGACATCAGCTACCTCATGGGCGACGGCAACGCCAGCGCGAGCGCCTATCAAACCATCGTCGGTTTTCTCGGTTCGATGCAGGGACAGGCCGGGCAATTCCTCTACGACGATCCCGAAGATGATCTTGTGAAGTCGGCAACCCCGGCAAACTGCACGCCAGCTACCGGAGACGGCGCCACCACACTATTTCAAACCACGCGGCAAATCGGCGCGATGGCGGACTTGATTCAGAACTTCAACGGCACGCCCATCATCTATCTCGGCGGCGTCGCACAGGCAACCGGCTGGACTTTGGACAATCACGGCAACCTCACATTCACGACCGCGCCGGGCAGCGGTGTCACCGTCCAGTGGTCCGGGGCATTCTATTTTCTTTGCCGGTTCCTTGAGGACGAGTGGACCGATCTGCAAGAGGACTTGTACCAGATTTGGTCGCTCAGCGCGCTCAAGTGGAAGAGCCTGCTCGTATGAAAACGATCACCACGGCGATGCAAACGCTCCTGGCGAGCAAGGTTCCGCTCAATCGAACGGACTTGTTTCTGATCGTCCTGGCGAACGGGCAGAGCATCTACGCAACCAGCGGGCAATCGCCGGTCGCCTTCGGCGGCAACGTTTACTGGCCGTCCACCTACGGGGCCTGGGAGCGCGGCAACGCGCCGAGCCAGGTGTCCTTCACGCCGAAGACCGTCGAGATGGAACTGACTGTGAAGGCGGACAGCAGCGTTTCCTACCCCGGCACGTCAACGCCACTGATGCAGACGGTTATCGCGGGCATGTTCGACAAAGCCGCCGTGACTGTCTCTACGCTTTTTTGGCCGTTCGGGATGACGACCCAGCAAGGGCTCACCACGTATGGTTCGATAACCACCTTCGCCGGGGAAATCACCGAACTCCAGCAAACGGGCCGAAGCCAAGTCAAGTTCACCGTCACCAGCAGCGACTTCCTGCTCAATCAGAACGTGCCGCGAAACCTGATTCAGTCGAGTTGCCGGCACACGCTGTACGACTACGGCTGCACGCTCCTGGCCTCGAACTTCACGAACGCGAACTCTGCGGCTATCGGCACCACGACATTGACGTTGGTGCTCGCCGTGGCGACCGTGCCGACCTGGTGGAACGCCTACATGACTTTCGCCCAGGGCAGCGTGAAATTCACGTCGGGGCAGAACGCCGGGCTGTGGGGTTACATCAAGACGCAGGGCTCGGCCACCGGGACATTCCCGACCAACGTTTCGCTCGGCGCACCGATGCCGTTTTTGGTTTCAGTCGCGGACACCTTCGACCTGTTTCCGGGCTGCAATAAGTCGCTCACGGCTTGCGAAAATCAGTTCAATAACCTCATTAATATCGGGGCGACTCCGTTCGTTCCTGACCCGGAAATCGCAGCATAAAAGGATGAGCGTTGTACGAATACAGGAACAGCGAGCGTATAGCCATCCTGAAGATGCTGGTCAGGCGTGCGACCGTACTTGACCGGTGGCGTGCGTTTCGCAGGCCGGGACACTGGCTTAATGTTGCAAGACGTGAAATCTTAGTCGAATGCGGCAACGCCTTTCGCCCCGACCCGGAGATCGCCGCATGACCCAGCGCGAAGCCGTTGTCGAGGAAGCGAAGAAGTGGCGTGGAGCCAAATATCACGACCGGGCAGCTATCCCGTACATCGCTTGCGACTGCGCCACGTTTCCGCTGATGGTTTACTCGCGCGCGGGCGTTATCGAGTGGGACGGTACACTCCCGTTCTGGTCGCCGCAGGATTGGCTTCACAACCACAATGAGCGCAAGTACCTGGACCGGGCCGAGAAAGAGGCGGTCGAAATATCGGAAGAGTCGATTGGCCCTGGCGATCTGGCGCTCTACCGCGTCGTGCATTCATGGACTCACGGGGCAATCATCATCGAATGGCCGCGGTACGTTCTGCATCCTGTGGTCGGCCTCGGCGTCATTGGATCGCATGGCACGCAAGAAGGTTTTCTCAAGCACCGGCCTCGGCGATTCTTCCGCTTCGTGAGAGAGGGAGTCTAGATGGGCCTGTTGAATAAGACGCCGCCATTCAGGCCGACTCGCTATAACTCCGTACGCACAAACGTCTCCGAACTTGGTACGCCGCTGCCGATTATTTTCGGGCAGCAGCGCGTCGGTGCGAAGCTGCTGTGGTACGGCGATTTCAAGTCGGCCAAGGCGCAGACGCCCGGCGGATCGGGGCTCGGCAAAGGCGGCGAAAACTATGTTTATTCAACTAGTTTGATCGCCGCGCTGTGCCAGGGGCCGTGTCTTGGCCTGCTGAACCTCTGGCAGGGCGCAAATAAATATGTGGGCGACTTTTATACCGAGAACTTCACCGTGCCATCCGGCGGGGGATCGTACACCGTTGCGAACGCGACGGCTTTTATGCTCGATCATGGCGCTGCCCAGCAGTACACCTTCAGCTACGTCACAAACGATTACGGATCGCCAACGGTTGCTACCGGATTCGTTTTGGAGGACAGCGGCGGCTTCCTCTGGACAATTCGCTCCGACGACGCGACAGGTGGCCTAGTTGCGGTCAAGGGCTCGACCGGAACGGCTGCGGCCGTGTACCTCACCGACCCAACGGGCGCGACTTCATGGCAAATTGAAATCACGACAGCCGGATCGCTAGAAACCGTGTCGGTTACCCTGAACGCTTCCTATCCCAAGTTTCTTCAAACATCGGCCGAATTCGCGCTCCAGGTAAGCGCCACCGGCAATTTGCAGACGTTCCCGCAGACGGTTGTTTCCTCAACCATTACGGGAACTGACGCGAGAGCACTGGTGGCCGTGCCAAGCGCTCCAGGCGCCGGGCAGTATTCGGTGGACCCCTCCACTGGTGTTTACACCTTCGGCGCCGCCTTGGCGACCGTCACTATCGAGATTTCATACTCCGCGTTCCGATACCAGCTTGTCGCCGACGAACTCTCGGTCGTTCCCCTCACGTCGCCCTATCAGGTGACGATTGAGAACCAACCGTATTTTCAGACCGATGAGGGGGTTGTTTATTACCCGTCGGACGTGGCTCTCACGCCAGTTGGCGGCACGCCGTCAGTCACCGGGACCTACAATCCCAACGGCGGGAACTACCTCTTCGCCCCCGGAGACGCTGGCAAGGGCATCGAAATCAGCTACCAGTACAAAGACCCGAACGTTGATGTGAACGCGCCCAGTAGCCTCAACCTAACGTTTTTTGGCGGCACGCTCGGGCAGTCGCCGTGGTCGTACCTGGAATCGAACTATCCGGGGCAGGCCCTCGGCTACAGGATGATCTGTTACATCGCTTCGGAAGCGTTTTACCTTGGATTCTCGCCGATGATGCCCAGCCTGAATTACGAGGTTGCCGGGCTGCTCGCGGTTGGTGGCGGCGTCCGTGACGCGAACCCGGCCGATTGCATTTACGGCTTACTGACCGACCCCGGCTACGGTATCGGTTTTCCGGCTGCCTCCATCGACGACGCCTCGCTGCGCGGCACGGGCACATCGTTCGGGACTTCCTCTCCCAGCATGAAAGCCATGTGCGCGGCCAACGAATTCTTCATTTCGGATGTGCTCGACAATCAGATGAGTTGCGCGAGCGTAATAGGCCGCTGGCTCGAAGCCTCGCAAACCGGCGCTTACTGGTCGGAAGGGCTACTGAAATTCAAGCCGTACTACGGGTCGAGCGCGGTCGGTAACGGCTGGTTTTACGCGCCGCCGACTCAGCCGGTCGTGAGCCTCGATGACTCCGATTTCGTGCAGGACAAGGATTCGGACCCGATCAAAGTTACTCGGCGGGCGTGGCAGGACGCCTACAACCGCGTGCAGCTTTCCTGGGACGTGCGCGCGAATGATTACAACCCGGACGTGCTCTACGCTCAGGATGACGCCTCGATTCAGCGGTTCGGTCTGCGAATTGAGGACCCGACCGACTACACCTTCTTGGTCGAAGAAGATGCCGCGCAATTCGCCGCAAACATGCGAGTCCAGCGGAACACACAGATTCGCAACACCTACCAGTTCACCCTTCAGGAATCGTACTGCTATCTCGAACCGATGGACGTGGTTGAGATCACCGACGAAACGCTCGGCCTCGTCAGTGCCCCGGTGCGGTTGACCAGCGTTGAATATCAGGCGGACGGTTTCGTGGTCTGCGAAGCCGAGGACTTTCCGTGGGCGGTTTTGAACGTTGTGCTTTATCCGAAGCAGGCTCAAGAGCCAACTGGCGGACCGTCCAGCACGGTGAACGATCCCGGCAACACCACGCTGACCATCCTCGAAGGCCCGAACCGGCTCAACAAGCAACTCGGCTACATCCTGTATGTCGGCGCGGCCGGCCAGAACAAAAATTGGGGCGGCTGCCAGCTTTGGATTTCACTCGACGGAACGATTTACTCGCCGCTCTACAAGTTTCAGAACGCCTCGCGGATCGGCAAGCTGACGGCGGCGCTGGCGGCCACGGCCGACCCGGATACCACCGACACGCTCTCGGTCCAGATGATTAACTCCGACGCCGGGCTCATCAGCGTGCCGCAATCCGTAGCGGACCTGTTCGGAACGCTTTCGGCCATCATCACCGGATCGGGCGTTGAACTCATCAGCTATGAGAACGCGGCCCTCGCCGGAATCAACACCTACAACCTGACCTACCTCCGGCGCGGGGTCTACGGCAGCGCGGTTGCCGCGCACAGCATCGGCGACGAATTCATGCGGATGGACGACGGAGTTTTCCAATACCAGTACGACCCGACGCTGGTTGGCACGACCGTCTACATCAAGGCGACCAGCTTCAACACGCTCGGGCAGAACGAACAGAGCCTCGCGGACGTGACGGCGCTGGAGTTTGCTCTTGAGGGAATCTCAGTAGGGGCCATTGACATAGTGGCTGGTCAGCCAAACACCGTGTTGAGTCAGAGCTTAACGTCGCTTCTTTCTTCCAGCAATAGTCATATCGGATACGTCGATCAGACAATTCCGCCTGGGGCCACTGGAACGTGGTGGTTTTTGAGCTTATATGCCGTCGTTCGCACGGCAGGGACGGCCGGGCTGGTCTACCTCACGCTCGACTATTGGAGCGGCGGCGTACACTTCCCAGGGGCAGAGTACGACTCGCTTGACCCGACCGTGGCTGGCAATTCCGTACAGCAGTACATCAATATTACCGATGCCGACGCAGGTAAGCCAATCGCGGCATTTCTTACGTGGAGCGGGAGTCCGCCGAGCGACGCAGTGATTGACTTCTACGTTACCATAACCCGTAGGGTGTGGGTGAACTAGGGTTGAACGGATGTCCTGACGTGGATGGCCAGCGCCCTGCGATTTTGCAGGAGGCCCCGCAGATTCGCCTGCACTTGGAATGCGAGCGGCAACCACCACAGGCCGCGCACCATGCGCAAGCGGCTTTCGCGCATTTTGTGAGACAGAAAGGCCAGTCCGAAAATCATCGCCTGCTGTTCAACGTAAACGGCCGGAGCGGGCATCCGCAAAATGGGACGCATCAGCGGGTCGCCCTCACGGGCTCCAAGGCTCAGGTTTTCTTCCGTCGAGTGCATGTCCAGCGCATTCGCCGTTGCCGCCGCCGCCCACAGCGCGATCACCGGCTTGTCGCGGAGCAAAGACCGATGCGGAACGGCTTCGGTTGCCACCGCCGCCACGACGGGCTTGTGATGCGCGAGCGCGAGCGCCGGTACGAAAAGGGCCGCCACCGCAATTGTCAACGCCCAATTCATTTTCATGTTCGTTACCTCTACCTCCATAATAACCCATCAAGCTAGGTTGTCAAGGGTTATCTCATGGTTGGATTCTGAACCCAGCGCCGGGCCGTCCGCAATGGGAAAGTGCGCGAGTGCGGGATTCACGAACCACACTACCCGTAGTGGGCAGGCC